GTTACTCTGTCTCTATGTATTGCATCAATTTGTGAACAATATAATGCTCTAGTTTGTGATGCATCAATTGGTGACACAATAGCAGCATCGTGAATTGGAATAATCCAATCAATGAACTTACAAATATGATTCATAACTCTCGAATCAAGATTGTGACAAATCAATGTTATAAAGAATCTCTTGAATTGTTGTAAGTCTGGCACATTAACAGTATGCATATGCCAAATAGTTTTAACTTTATTAGATGCAGAATCGAAGATATTGTATCTAACTTTGTAATCGCCTTTGTGCTTGTATCTGTTGCACTTAATAGTGAATTCTTCTCCCCAAATCTTAACTTTCATTACTTCTTTAGGTTGAACATTCTTGATTATGAAATCTTTGAATAGTTTAGCAACTTGGAATACACCTTTATTAAGTTCTCTAGATGCAATATCTAATTGCTCTTTTGTGAACTTATGTTTCTTTCCTGTCCATAATGCTTTAGTAGTTTGTGATGAACCATATAACATTGGAGTTGCTGTGTCTTTGAATTGTTTTCTTGGAACACCATTAACAGTCCAAATATCTTGTAATACATCACCTGAACAGTTAGTTTTCTCAAGGAATGTAGCATGGTTTAATAATGCACCTTGTATCTGAAGCATAGCTTTCTTATTCACCATAGTTCGTTATTCTCTGGCCGATTTTAATTTATAGTGCATTATTTCTTTTTAGTATAGATTTTATACCATTCCATGTGAATTCATATTTTCTAGCTATATCTGCAATAATTATATTTTGCTTATACATTGAAACTATATCTTCTTCTTGTTCTTTTGTAATTCTTAATTTAGTAATTGAATTTTCTTCTCTAGTTATCCATCTGCATGTTTCTGGAGAATAAATCTTTAATTCTAAATTCTGTTCTTTTGATAATTTGTCTTTATCTAGACATAGATTGTCTTTATATCCATTTGCTAAAGACCAGTTGTAAAACGACATAAAATCATTCTTCCACTCTTCGCACATTGTTACACCTTTTGCTCCATATAGACTATATGAATCATTATTTGGATTGTAACATCTGTCTTTAATTCCACGATATATTGTATTTATTCTGCTTTTGTGCAAGCCGTGTTTTGTTCTCTTTAACCCTGCTGCTTTATCTCCACATTCTTTGCAATTTTTAATTCTTTTTGCATGCCATGTTTCAAATTCTTTTCCACATTCGCATCTAACAATGTGAAATCTGAATTTTCTTTTTGTATAATTTTCAGGATATTTCATTCCTAAATCTTTTATTATTTCTATCATTATTTATCTTTATTTATTTATTTATTTATTTTATTAAAATCTGCTACATATTTCTATGTAGATTGGACTATATCATCACCAAATGGTGCTTACCGCTTCGAGTCACTTGACTCTACTCTACTTGCTTTAACTCTTTTGTGAGCCATATAATTATTACGCTATATATGTCATTAATTGTATATAGATATATACAATGTAGCTTTCGATAGTCTCTGAACCTTTCATCAAAATTAATTTGATTCTTTGGCTGCTGATTGCCTACAACTTTACTTGTTTAGGTGTTCCAGCAATTCGATAAGTTTATACTGCGCCTATGCTATTTGTAACATTTTGTTAACGCAGTTGCATCAAGCTCTATTGGAACTGTCCAGTTGAATCCAGTAACAGGATTAGAATCCATAAACTCTTTTAATTGTACATTAATAGAATCTACAGACTTCTGTACTCTGGCTCTTGATAACTTTTGCATAAGAATTCTATACTTGAATTGTGAATTATAGAATAATGCTTTGTATTCATTGTATATATCAAGCTCATCGTATAGTCTTTCAAGCCAAATATTTTCATGTAATTCTTTACGATCATTATCTGCTCTTGCTTTCTCAATTTTCATAGCTTCTTCGTCTTTGAACTGATGAGTAACTAAGTCTAAATCATGAAGTTCTCTAGCTTCATAACATCTTTTACCTTCTAAAGCTTTAAGAGCCATAGTAGTTTGCTTCTTACCTATTAATTCAGCTATGAATAGGTACACTGGCTCTAAATGTGAATCATTGAAATCTCTGCTATCGTTGATAACTATAAGACTTCTTGCGTCTTTAGAACTAATTGGATTGAATACTTTAGATAGTGCAGATGAAATTGCTCTACCTCTTGAATCATTAACATTCTCTCCAGTTGTGAATACATTATTAGGATTGCTAATATGGAAATCTAGAATCTCTTTAGATACTGATGCATAATCGATGTCATCGTTGAATTCTTCAGAATCAAGACCTAATTCTCTCATAGATTTAGTAAGGTTTAATTCAATAGCATCTCTATAGAATTCGATATATTTAGTATCGTATGAAAATTGGCTATTACCAGCTCTTCCAATACCTTCTCTAACTATACCTGTATCTTGTTTCTTACCTAATAGTTTTGTAACATTGAATTTAGTAGCACTTGTGTTAGTCATTCTATACTTGTTAAACTTGAATGATCTTCTAACATTATCAAGTAAATCTTTAGATACAAATTCTAATAATTTAGATTCGTTAAGTTCAATCTCTGACCAATTCTTAGTTGGTAAAGTCTTAACTGTTGCCCATCCACTATGTGTTAAATGGTACAAGAAATTGTTGAACACAACTTCTGACTCGAACTTGTCATACCAGTACACTGTACTAGTAGATGATTTATTGTTTAGGAATCTATGCCACATAGCACTAAACATTGTCTCCATTGCATGTCTTTCTTCTGCACCTGATAACTGAATAATTTGCTCTGGTAAATCTAACATACCTAATAATAGATTCTCTCTTAACTGTTCTCTCATTCTAACTGATTTTTCTACATTATTGCTCATAACTATTTCTCCTACAAAATAATTGGTTACTATCCTCTGGCTCTTAATGAACCATACCTACATCGAAAAAAACATTAATTAGGACTCAAAAGAGTCCTATACTATAATTTATACATCATAAACTGCTTTAACAGCACCTTTTCCACTGTCTTTAATATATGCTAGAGTATTCTCTTTCTCAAGCTCTGCTCTTGCTAATTGGAACTTATACATATCATCAATATGTTTCTTGTTTAGCTTTGTCATCTTTGGTTCTAATGCTAGACCTAACTCTGATGCCATGAACGTTAATAGCTCTTTCAGTTCATCTAATTCTGGCTCAACTGCTGGAACAATTTCCATAGTTTTCTCGCTGAAATATGGTGCAGAACCTAATGCATCACTAATTTCTTCAAATAAATCTTCAGTTAATCCTGTAACATCAAGCATCTTAGTTTTCAAATCAACTTGTGAATACTGAATTGTTCTACTGATTGTTAATAATGTATCAACTTGTGATCCATAACCAAATACTCTTCTTAACTTGAACTCTGTACCATCTTTGCAGTCTTCAACAAATTCTTCATCAGCAAATAATGCTAATAAACCTGTTAACTTTGCAGCATCTTCTTTTGCAATTTGTCTGTTAATGAATGCTGGATTCTTAATTTGTTTCAATTGAGTATCTAACTTGATTTGTTCCATTCTCTTTTCGATTGCTGCTTTGCTTGCTGCTTTTGCTTCTGCTAATAATTCTGCTACTGATTTTGACATGTGTCTATCCTTTTTTGTTTTATAAATTTATTGAGTCGTAATGCTCATACAAATGGACTACAATGAGTCCACTTTAGTGAGAATTATTTTAATAATATTGTTGATGCTACAATCAAACCTAATGCAGTTATTGATAACATAACTAATCCTGATGATATTGCTATCACTTTACTAATTTCTTTAATTGCTTCCATTATAATTTCCTTTGGATTTCATATTGATTTCATATTGATTTCATACTGATTTCATACTGAAGACTGGTTGAAGTCTATGAATGATTGAAAATATGAGTGTGATTTGTACTTTTATTTTATAATATCTGATTTTTAATTTTTATAGTAGTTTTGATACTTCTAGTCTATCTAATCTCTCACACAACAAACTATCTCTATGTTGTCCATACCTATAGATTACTGAGATCGATCTTGGCTCCTGTGTGCTGTGAGCAAGCATAGCGAGCGAATAGCACTCTGAAGGCTTAATAGATAGCTTTATGACTTATTCTTTATTATAGATAGCTTTCCACTTATCATATTTCTGTGGTATAAGTAGATCTGGATTAATCATATATGTGTTAACCTTTAGCTTGGCTATAATGTTTTTATCTATCAATGACTTTAATGATTTAGATAGTGCACACCTCTGGCTCTGAGAGTAATGTACTTTCATATTCTTAATGTTTACTGCAGGAACATATTCTTCAGTATCTGCACAATATGATATGTTATTCTTTATATATAGAATAATGTCTCTTTCTCCTTTTTTAAGTTCACACATTAAATCCAATAAATCCATCTTGTCTCCTATTGTTTTTCTTTTATTGTTTTAAGTATGCAGTCTTGCTCTTTCTTCATGCATATATCATTATTATTTTTATCCCATACTTTTTGTATTGTATGAAGATTATCATCTGATATTTCATATGGAACTACAACAAATGGATTAACATACAATAGTGTTCCTCTTTTCTGTATAAATCCACACTCTATCGCTTTTCTAATAAATGAACTAACTTTTTGTCTAGTGATATTAAATTCTTTTGTTAATTCTGTTATTGTTATATCTTTTAGATTTAATTGAACATGACCGCATTGTTTAAAATTTGATACAATAAAATTCCATAATCTAAGTTCTAGCTTAGACGATACAACATATTCTTGCATTGCTATGTAATCATTTTTTTTGAACATACTCATTCCTTGTTTGTTTGATTTATTGTTCTTTATCTTTTTCTCTGTCCATTCTTCTTGATGTTTTATCTCGCCATCTATTGGACTAGCAACTGTAATTAATTTATGTCTAATGTATTCAGTTGTATAATTTGACATCTCAATCAATTCTCCTTTGCTATTATATATTTTGGTCAATATGATTCTAGCAAAGGTAAACTTAAACTTTACTCAAAACTAAACAAATTCAGGTAAACTATTTTAGATACATAAGGTAAACTATTTTGGCTACCTAGATACTATGAATAAATGTCCATTTTGTGGAGCATGCATTGTAGTTAAAATAAAAGCTCCTATAACAATAGAACTATTACCTGCAGAGCCTGAACAATGACAAGCTAAAGCTAGCCTGAACAATGATATGTTCTTTCCTTCTTGGCTGTCTATCTCATTGGCTTTTAATACATAGAACCAGGACATAATCACTGGCTCTTAATGTTGTTATTCAGCTACTGTATTTGTAGTTGTTGTTGATTTAGCTTTAGATTTTGGTTTTTCTCTAACAGCTAACATTTGGTTTAAATCCTTAACTGACACAATGTTCTCAATATCAGCAATTTCATTTGCTAATTCACTTCTTGTATTTGCATTAAGAACTTTTACTTTAACCATATAAGTACCACTTGTATCTTCAACACCAGTTAATGCTTCATCAGCTAATACTTCTAATACTTCTGCAGTTCTGAATATAAATTTTCTGAACACAAATAAACCTACTGCAACCATTAACATCATTGATGTTGACATCCCTACTACTACTGCTTCTTCCATATTAATGCCTTTATATATAAATTATTGATACCTCTGATGTACCAAACCATAAAGCACACTCAGTATGGATGAGAGAGGAAAAAGAGAGGAGAAAAAAAAGAAATAGATTAGCAGAGCCAAGGTGTAAAGAGAAGTACATTGTTTACTATTATTGTCCGTAGTACATTGTGTAGAAAAAAAGTGTAGAATAATGTGTAAAAAAAATACAAACCACAAGGGAACAATCCCTTATGATTTAAGTTTAAGACCAGTAATCTTCTTAGCTTTTGCAAGCTCTTGAACTGTTGGTGCAATTAGTAAATCTAGAGTTGTCCAGATACCATCTTCATCGAACTCAAGAGAAGCTAATTGTTCTTCAGTGATGTATGAATATAGTTCATATTCATCGCTCACAAGAAGTGCTTTTACTTCTCCATCTTCACTTGGATACGCTTTAATGTCACCATCTTTGTCATACACTAGATTGAAAACAATTTCTTTAGCATCAGGATATTCACCTTTACCTGAAGTACTTAAGTTAACTAATACACCTTGTTTTGTTTTGATAAAATTTGCCATAATATTCTCCTACGAATAAGTTGATAGTATAGTGCTTGGCACTACCCAAACCATTAAGCACACTCAATAGTAAATGATATAGGAAGCTGATGAAGACAAGAAGAGCCATAGATGAGTCATAAGAGCCAGAGGATAAAGGGTACCACAGTATAAATAAGAAGTAGGGGGGAGTGGTTTACTATTAGTCAGCTAGCAGTATGAACTTCACTACTACATAAAATATATTTTTCACGAATATAGAAAAACTTAAACTAAACTTAAAACAATACATACTTCCAAGCTACATAAAATATAAAAAAATACTCAAAATCAAACCTTAATTTAAACTTAAAGTATACTGCTATTATAGTTCTATAGAAGCAGATATGGAATAAGATACGATACTATCGAATATTATTGAAAAAGAAATATACCTTCTGGAAGGTACTTATTTATATTAGAAATATACCTCCTGGAAGGTATATTTAAGTGAACATAGATTGTTGTTGTACTATTGACAAAAGTGTTCTAAAAAGATATAATCTTTTATCAAAAGAATTTTTGACAAGAAGATTATATATCTTTAGATTTTAACTGAGCAATCATAGAATAGGTTCCTACATTCCTGCATACTGATTGCTTAGTTAAGGTCTAAATAATAGTATGCGAAATGTAGGAACTTCACAATACTATCCTTAAAAATAAATCCTGAAAGAAAGAGATGTTAAAGCATGAAATTAAAATATACGAGGAAGTCGTAATGATAGCTAACGTATTTAGAAAAAATGGAATCAATCTTGTGTATGGTGCAAGTGGATTAGGTAAAACAGTATCGTCTATTAAATCAATAAATGCTGAAGGAATAGTTCCGTTGCTGCTTGACTTTGATAACAACATGAGTCCTGAAAATAATAAATGTGAATATGTACACATTAATGGTGGAGAGTTCATGAAAGAATGGCTGAATCACAAGAGCCAGGTTATATTGCCTAGAGATAAAGTAATAATTGTTGATACATGGGCAACGTTTGAAGCTAATGAAGGAACAATTGATCATCTAAGAGAAATTGCATCAAATGGAAATACTGTAATAATAATTGCACATAATCTTGATCTAGCAACACGACGAGATATACCTGATATGCCAGCTGTGATAGTTAATCACATTGATAGCAAACTGTACTTGGATTATAAGTGTGAAGCTAAAACAGGAAATCAAATGTTTAATCTTCATGTGATGAAATGCAGAGGATACCAAGGTTCACGAGTTATAGAGAACTGGATGAGAACTGATGATGATAGAGAAAAAATTCTATCACTTAAAGCATAACCATGAAAAATGTTTGTAAAGTATATTCATCGACAGTAACAAAAGTTGATAAAGTTTATCTGTGCTATGGACAAAAAGCGTATAGCAAGTTCAGCAAGAAAAGATACAAGATTGAAAACAATACATAGCTAAAGGTGGTGTTGCAACATTGTATGATAGACATGATGGATCATATGAAGTATGCATTGGTGTAAAGAAGTGGGAAGATGCTATACAGCTTAAAGGTTTGATCGTACATGAGCTATCACATGCTATTGACTACATAATGCGTGAAAATGATTTAACAGATACTGAGTATAGAGCTTACACTATGCAGTCAATGTACCAGATAGCTATGTGCTTCATAGATGACATAATTGCGAATAGAAATAAAGACATTAAGAGCCAGGAGTGTAGAATATGATAAGTGTTGAGTTTACATTTGATGATGGAACAGTAAAGAAAATCGATGGTACAGAGTTTAGAGGCATAAGACATAAATTTGATAGACCAATAAAAGCTGTAGCAACTGGATTAATAAAAGACACAGAAGAGTATAATGATCTACAATGTGCAATGAAGATTGGATATGAAAATAATATAGAAACAATAGGATAACAATATGATACTAGATATACAAGAAAGATATGAGGAGATACTATCTGCACACTGGCATAAGCTTCACCAGATAAAAGAGCTAGTTGACTCAGATACTGGATCAGAATTAAGAGCCACGAGTATAATCGATAGACGAAAAGAGTTAGAACTTATAGTAAGCAGAAAGAATGCTATTGAACATGTGTTTGATGATTGCAATCTAGTTGAACCAGAGTGGTATAAAGATTGGTATAGCAAATTAAGAAAATATGAAGATCCATTGTATAGACATTAGTCAGGCTAATACTCCTGGCTCTCTATCAGCGTAACAAAACGATGACGAAGCAGCTACGTAGTAGCAATGAGGAAGAGTTGCAGTGCAGCTGATGAACCTAATGCAATACAAACTAACAAATATCAATAAATAATCAAAAGTAAACAAGCAAAGCCATCTATAAGAATAGAGTGTGTACAATATGCACATAAAATACACAGAGGAATGTACATGAGCAAGACAAAAGAGGCTAGACAAAAGCCTATAAGACGTACAACATTGTTGGATAAAACAACAATAGATATACTTGAAGAATACGGAGATAGTAAATCTGGATCTAAAAGTATTAGTAGTGCAATCAGAATGATGGCACGAGATATGAAGGATGGCAAAGCATGGAAGAAATAGAAAATAATGTATTAGACATAAAAATTGAGAATATAACTCCGTATCAACCACCAAAATGTGAAAGTCAAAATATAACTGTTGAGAAACTTCAGAAGTTTATGCCAAAGGGAACTGCATCAAAAGTAACAGAAGAGATTGTTGAATATATAAATAATATAGAAAATGATACTGGATTGAATCAAGAGTACGCAGAAGAAAGAGTTATGAGCTGTATGCACTTACTTGGAAAACAAGGAGTTACACTTGAGAAATTAGTGAATGCAGTAAAGTATTGTACGCTAAAAAGATACCATGATAATAAAAAAGCATGGGCTATAACATTCCCAAAAGAATATGATAGATTGGTTAAACGTAATGGTTTTATAGACTCCCACGTAAGCGAATATAATAAGACATACTTAGTTGTAGAGATTGACAAGATGATGCTTATACCGTTTCACTTGCAATATGACAAGTTGAAACATGAAGCATTGCAGGTTCAAGCAAATCTAATGAGAGGCATTGGAGCCAATGATGATGATAGAGTAACTCCACATATTCAACATCTTGCTTCAAAAGCTATTATGGATATGCTAAAATCACCAGAAGAAAATAGCATTGAACTTAAAATTGGCGCTAGTGATGCAATGGTTGCAGTACAACAGGAATTATCAGATACACTGTCAGAGATAGTTGCAAATCAACGAAGAGCCTTCCAGAATGGAATGAATGTGGCTGAACTGCAAAGAATTCATGTTAAAAATAAAGGCAGAAATGCAGAAGAAGAAAATATAATAGATGTTGATGACGAGGATTAAAATATGTTTATACCAGCAGAAATATTAGGCAAAGAACTAGCTAAGATCTATCCATATGGAATAGATCCACATGCTGGACATAAAGTAGGACGTGATGGTGTAATACTTGAAGCGTTCGAAGATAAGATAATAACTGTTGATAAGTTATTGGATAATATAGACTTGGCATTAGATTGGTACATACCATCTGACTTTGCTATTGAATTTATAATATTTATTAGATTGGTTTTAGGTGAAGAGCCAGAGAATACGTCTCCAAAAGCACACTACTTTTTTATAGACTGTGTATTCCAGCAAGCAAATGTTAAACCATTCTTTATGATTAGGAATATAGACTATGATGAATTAAAAGATAGAGTTGTAATTCTTGCATCAAGGGAATTTTCTAAGGCTTTAACATTGGATAGTGAAATAGCTACTCCAACTGGATATAAAACTATGCAAGATATACAGGTTGGTGATGAAGTAATAGCTAGAACTGGAAAGCCAACAAAAGTTATAGCAAAGAGTAAAGTATTCTTTAGTCCAGAACATAATACATACAAGATGACAACAGAAGACGGAAGAGAGTTGCTTGTGTCTAGAGATCATGAGCATATAATATGGAAGAGAAGACACTCGCTGTTTCCTGATGGAAAAGGTAGAAAAGTATGGAGACCAGGAGGCTTGCAAGAGGTTGTAATGACTACTGAAGAAATGTTATACGAAGGTATTACATGGTTTAGAAAGATTACAAACAAACAAAGAAAAGGTGAAGAGTATAAATACTATATACCAAGAATGGATAAGCCAATTGAGTTTGAACCAGTTGCAACACCAATAGATCCATACTTGGTTGGATTAATACTTGGAGATGGATCTATAGATAAAGATACTGGATTTGTAAGAATAACTTCTCATGAAGATGATTGGAAAACATATGAACAACATATAAAAGAACCAATAGGAAATATTTATAGAAAAAAAGGACAAGAACATATAGTATTTGTATCTATAAAAGGAATCGGACCAGCAGTAAAAGAATTTATTGGTTGCCAAACAAGTTATACAAAAAGAATACCAGAAATACTATTAACTGGATCTGTAAGCCAAAGAATAAGTTTGCTGCAAGGATTAATGGATACAGATGGTACTATAAATAAAAAAGGAAGTATGTCTTTTACTACAGTATCAAAAGGATTAGCAGAAGATGTTCAACAATTAGTATGGACTCTTGGAGGAAAATCAAGTATAAATACTAGAATAACTAATAGTAAATTTGGAATAGCTTATCAAGTTACAGTAGGATTGAATGGAATAGATGTCTTTAGACTTGAAAGAAAAAAATGTAGACAAACATATGTACCAGCTAGAGATTATGTTGCTATTAAAAGTTTAGAAGTTGTGCACACTCAGCCAATGCAGTGTATAACTGTTGCAGATCCTACTGCGTCATACATAACAAAAAATGGATTAGTTACGCACAATAGCACTTTAGTTGCGTATCTGATACTGTATATGGCAGCAAAAGGTAAAGTTCCTGGGTTTGGTAAAGTAAACTATGGACTGTATGTAGCAGACTCTATGCGTAACAATGTTGAAACAACTATGACAACTATCAAAAAAGTTTACCAAGAAAGTAAATACTTGAAGTCATTGTTTGAAGACACAAGATTGATCCAGACAGAAGTGTCGTTCATAAGAAAACCAACAACACGAAAAGAAATAGATGCGTATCAGCAAGCAATCAATGTAGAGAAGCTTAGACCTGATGAAGTACCAGGAAGAATGAAAAGAACTTTTACTCTTGTAGGTATAGGAGCTAATACAGGTGGTAGGGGATCAAGAGATGGATTGGCTAGACCAGACTTCACAATATTCGATGATATGCTTCCTAGTGAAGCTGAGGCAAATTCTGATGTAATACTTGCAAAAGTTGAGTCAACAATTGAGTCAGATATTTTACCAGGTATGAACAATAATGGAAACTTCTCTATAATGATTGGTACCCCATACTCAAAAAAAGACCCAGTATACAGAAGAATTGAACAAGGAACATGGCTTCCGGTTGTGTTCCCTAGAGGTAATATGCTTCCAGAAGATGAGAAAACATTTATTAGCGTATGGGAAGATAGACATAGCTATAAGAACTGTAGAAAAGATTATGTAAGAGCCATGAAAGCTAAAGAGGCTGGTGATGGCTCAAAGATGAGATCACTATTACAGGAGCACTACTTACGAATTAGTAGCGATGAAGATAGAATGATAACAGACTCAATGATACAATGGTTTAACAGGGTTGATATAGAAAAAAGATTAAGTCAGTATAATGTGTACATGACTACAGACTTTACAACAACTGGTACGTCTGGCTCTGATATGTCAGGAATAGCTGTATGGGCACTTGGTTCAAATAATGATATATTCTTGATGGACTTATGCTTGCGAAAACAAGAATTAGAAGAGCAGTATGAAGAAGTATTTAGGATGAACAAATACTGGAGCAAAAACTCTGCAAGGTCTATAACTATTGGAATAGAAATTGATGGTCAACAAAAAGGTCATATATATTCAATCAAAGATAGAATGATTAGAAAAAATGAATGGATGAGTATTGGAAAACAAAAGGGTGCTAAACCTGGCTCTGAAGGAATCTTGAGTAGACTAGAAAAAGGAAATAAGCATTGGAGATTTAGAATGATGCTTCCACTTTTCCAAAATAAAAAGATATGGTTTCCTAGAGAATTAGAAGACACTCCAGACATGAGAGAGCTACTAGATGAAATTAAATATGCAACGTATAGTGGATTTGGAACCAGACATGATGATGGTGTCGATTTAATATCACAACTTGGAATGATGGATATGCAGTTTCCAATGTCTAATATGTATGACAACGAATACAATGCTACAGATGATGATGAAGATTATACTGGACCACGAAGAATTAAAGGAAGCTTTTACAAGACTGGATATAAAAGAACAGAAGAAGAAAATATGTATAACCTATACAGCTAAAGATATATATAAGCTGAATAAATGTAGAATATAGATACAAATAAAATTAATGGAGAAAGCATAATGACATATGGTCAATTGAAAAGTTTAACTTCTGGATTGCTTATTGGCGACAACAGCCTTCCAAAAGATGATGCAATATTTAAATCTTTATTGTCATATGCTTTCAATATGATTTCTAATAAAGCTGAAGCATTAAGACTAATGACAATGAATTCTACTGAAGATATAATTAGACTTGGACCAGGAGAGTATCTAGTGCGAACTCCAAAGATTCCAGAGTCTGACGAAGAAGAACTTGACATAGATCATGAGCTTGGATTCGCAGCAGCAAGATATATTGCATCAATGATAAGCAAAGAAAAAATAGCAATACATCAGCAATATGGTGACGATGAAATCTTAAAATATAATGGTAAAGTTTACCAAATACTTGAAAAGGTAAAGATAGAAGCAGAGAATGCTAAGGAGTGCACAAATGAATATTAATGATATAGTAAATGCTAGACCACTCGTAACTCCTGGCTCTGAATGCGCTACTATAGATAAAGTAGAGATAAGTCAAGCAGTATTGCAAGAGACTGAGCCATACACAATAAGCAAAACAATAACTGGAACAAATGTTTACACATGGAATAAAAAGTTTATAGATAAAGTTATTGAATCATTCAGCACAACCATAGTGCAAAACTTTAGCAAAAAAGAAAAACTACTATTCGATAAGTATACAAACTACTTAGTCAATGGTGTTGTAGATTTAGCTGATGAAGATGTTGTTACGCTTGATACATACATTGGAACAATTAAAGGAGATTATCTATGAATAGTTTTGCTGAGAATGTAAATTATATAGCATCGTTGGATAATAGATATGGTAGAGTTGTAGAACTATATAAGAATAATGTATCGCTTAGAAATGATCTTCACAACATAGTAATAACTTTACAGTACTATAACTATGTTGATAAAAAAATACATGATATAGTTTACACGTATGATAATGTAGCAATCACTGGATTAAGTACTGTGCTGTCAAACTTTCAGAGCCAGATTGATAGCATTGGACTGTTTACGTGTACTGCCTCATTTAGTTATACAAATTTTGTAATAAATAATGTTGCAACAATTGACATAAAAATAAATAGCAAAAGTGATGACATAAAAACTTATGGACTTAACGTAAACATAACCAAAGACTCTACTGAGTTGTATGACATAAATGGAACAGTAAGTGATACGCTAAAATTACTACCAACTCTAGTATTGTTTCATTCAGACTTCATAGACAATATTGGAATAGCTTCTGAAAATGCTGATAGCATAAACACTAATGCATTAAACATTGGATCAATAAACAATGTAAGCACAAACATAAATAGTATAAACACTGTAAGCAATGATATAGCAAATGTAAATGCTGTAGGTTTAAACATTAATGATGTAAAGACAAATGCATTAAGAGCCATGGAAATTAAGCGTGTAGCTGATGACTTAAATGCTATAGACACAAATGGAAGATCTGACATAATAGCAGTAGCAGATAACCTATTGAAAGGCGCAGAAAGCGAAATAGTAAAAGTTTCAGAAAATATAGATAGTGTAATTGTGTCTAGCGAACATAGTGCCGAAATTGACATAGTATCAAATAATATAGCAAGTATAGTAGTAGATGCAAATAACATAAGCAGCATAAACCTAATAGCTTCAGATTTGACTATGGCTGGTATTGACAATATTATAGATGCTGGTAGTATAGTTGATGATATTTACACTGCAAATCCTGGAATATCTATGATAGAAACAGTAAGTGATAATATAGCAAATGTTAATGCTGTAGGATCAAACATAAATGCTGTAATTGGAGTAAACAATAATGAAACAAATATTAACTCTATAGTATCAGATGTTATACCAGTAATAGCAGAAATATTGCAATCAGATGAAAATGCAGCAACGGCAACGGCAAAAGCATCAGAAGCTAACAATAGTAAAATAATGGCATATAGATGGGCACAAGAGCCAGAGGATAGTATAGTTACTGGTATACTTGGTGTAAATGAAGAATATTCTGCTTACCATTGGGCTAAAAAAGCTGAAGCAGCTGTTGGTGGAAATATAACTCTAGATTCATTATATGATGTTGATACAACTGGAATACTTGATGGTGGAATAATTAGATATGATTTATCTACAACATCATGGAAGAGCTATGACTTTACTAAAAATGATAAGATTGGATTAGACACAACTGCTAACATTACTGTTGGTATTGGTGAAATAGCTTGGAATGCCGATGAAGGAACTGCAGACCTTGGATTGCCAGGAGGAAGTACATTACAGATTGGTCAAGAAAATATTAGAACAATTAGAAATGAAACTGCAAACACAATAGCAAATGGAACTCTTTGTATGTTTGACGGAACAATTGGAAATAGCGGAAAAATAAAAGTCAAACCATTTACTGCTGGATTCAATGAAGCAATGTACTTGTATGGAATAGCCACGCAAACTATTGCATCTGGCTCTGATGGTATAATTACTATTGAAGGTAAAGTTAGAGGCATAGATACAACTGGAGCTTCTGTAGGCGAAGTATGGAATGATGAAGATATACTTTATGCCAAACCTAATGACAATGGCAGAATGACAAATGTAATGCCTGCAGACAATGAACTAAAATTAGTAGTTGCAACAGTAATACATGCACATACAAATGGTACATTGGAAATTAGATTTACTCCAATGAATGAAAATATGTACTATACAAAGGTACAAAATGATATACTATTAAATAGTAAAGTTCCACTTGATGGAGATTTTACAATAGACCTTGGAGGAATAATATAGATGGCAAAAAGAATACAATTTAGGGGTGGAACAACTGCTCAACATAATGTATTTACTGGTGCTAATAGAGAAATAACAGTAGATACTGATAAGAATACTCTTGTAGTTCATGATGAGTCGACAGTCGGCGGATTCCCTCTTGCCAAAGAAAGCTCTGTAAGTGCACATACAAATAGAACAGATAATCCGCATAGTGTTACAAAAACACAAGTTGGATTAAGCAATGTAGACAATACTGCTGATGTAAACAAGGTTGTACTTAGTGCTAGTAAATTAACTACTGCTAGAACAATTACAATAGCAGGAGACGCATCTGGCTCTGCAAGTTTTGATGGTAGTGCTAACGCTACAATAACTATAACAGTAACTGATGATAGTCATGCTCATGCGTTTGCAAACATAGCTAGTAAGCCTACAACATTAGCTGGATATGGAATAACTGATGCAGATACAAGCGCACAAGTTACAACTAAGATAAATAATGCTGTGGCTGCATTGGTTGACTCTAGTCCAACTACATTAGATACATTGAATGAGTTAGCTGCTGCATTAGGAGATGATCCAAACTTTGCTGCAACTACATCAACTGCATTAGGAAATAGAGTAGTTAAGAATGCCGACATAGTTGCTGGAACTGGAACTAAAGTTACATATGATGCAAAAGGCTTGGTTACTGGATCAAGCACACCGACTACACTAGCTGGCTATAATATAGGTGATGCATACACAAAAACCGAAGTAAACAATTCCATGGCTCTTAAAGTTGATGATACAGACATTGCTAGTGTTAACTTACTTAGAGCTGATAAGTATTTAGCTGCACAAGCTGTAGCAAATATGGTGTATAGTGTAGAAGGAAAATTAAGCAAGGTACAATACAATAATGCAACTGATGTTGATTATGAAGTATTGACATATAATGGTAGTGGAAAACTAAGTAATGTTGCACACTATACAACAAGCGTACTAAGAGGAAATACTGTATTAAGTTATAGTGCTGGAAAATTAGTATCAGCAATTTACACAGGAGTATAATATGGATATAATTTCGTTTAACGAGGCCTCTACCGCTAATGGTAGAATAGAAAGTTTTATAGAAAATCCTGACAGTACGTCAGGTGTTTTAACAGTACCTAAAACGATAGCTGCTGGTGAAACAATAACGATTCCCGCAGGGAGAGTTGCGATTCTACCTAATGTTCAGGTAGATGGAACTTTAAATATAGAAGGTGAGGTGTTTGTTCCAAGTGGTGCAAATTTCAGTGGAGTTGTTGAGAAACAATCTAGCAATATTACTGTAAATGTAGGAGCTGGTCAAACATACACAACAATAAATCAAGCTTTAGAGTATTTAAGTGGGTTTTATCCATTATATAAAACAGCTGGAGTGACGGCTACTATTAACTTAAAAGCTGGTTTTGTTATGAATGAGCAAGTTTTGGTAAGTGGCTTAAACTTAGGTTGGATTACAATAGTTGGGGAAGACGCTGAAACTATAATTACTCATACAGCTTTAACAACTGCTTTTAATGGACATTATCCAGCTTTTGGAGTGGATAAAGGTGGTACGAGTCCAGTGATAGGTCAGTTGTTTAGATTTAATGTTGAAAAAGTTGGTGGAAATAAGCACGGATTAATGACTCTTGGAGCTGGAAGCAGTGCCGATGTGTTAGGTGGTAAAGGTTTTATAGGTGCTGGAACTTATGGGATTGTTGCTATTCGAGGCTCAATTATAAATGCTACTGGGGCAAATGCATCTAATGCTGGAACTTATGGATTTTTTGCTAGTGATGGCTCAACAATAAATGCTGTTAGTGCTATAATCCAAAACCAAACAACTGGGACATCAAGAGTAAGAGTTCAAGATGGTTCACATATAGAAGCAGCTGGAATAAACACAACTGGTGGAACTGTGCCAGCTTTAAATCAAACAGCTAACACATTGACTGGCAGCGGAATAATTTATCAATAAGGAAAATAAATGATAGTAACAAAAGAAAATGGAACGATATATACAAATGGTTTAAACTTAGAAGTAATTAACTGGCATAAAGAAGTTGGCTACACTATTGCAGAAGTAAATAGACCTTTAACAAAAGATGAAGATAATAACTACATTGATGATATAACAGAAGAAGAAATCGAAAAAGGATATGAAGCTGTAAGAGCATATCTATATAGAGAAATAACAGACCCTCTGTTCTTTAAAGTACAAAGAGGTGAAATTGAAGAGTCAGTATGGTTAGATGCAATTCAAGCTATTAAAGATGAGTGGAAAATGGGAGGTAACTAATGGATGCTGGAAAAATAAACTTACAAAAAGCAAGTGGTGGCATTACAGCTATTACTGGTGTTGATGGTACAGGAAATACTAATTTGGTGCTACCTGAGAGCGGTACTGTTGCAACAACAAGTAATATAGTTGGATTTAAGAATTATATTATTAATGGTAATTTTGATATATGGCAGAGAGGAAATAGTCAAACAAGTAATGGATATGGTAGTGATGATAGATGGTACAACGCTAATCTTGTCTCAACAAAGACACATTCAGGAGTTGGATGTACAGATACTGAAAGAGCTTTATTTAATGCAAATTATTTTAGTAGAACAGTTGTTTCTAGTGTAGCTGGTGCTGGTAATTTTGTAACTAAGAGGACTAGTATTGAGGATGTTACTAGATTGGCTGGAAAAACAGTTACCTTGTCCTTCTGGGCTAAAGCTGATAGTTCTAAAAATATATGGGTAGAGTTCAAACAGTTTTTTGGTACTGGTGGTAGTCCTTCATCTACAGTTTTAGGTTTGTATGGGCAAGCTGTACCCTTAACTTCTACTTGGCAAAAGAAAACTATAACCTTAACATTACCATCTATTATTGGTAAAACGCTAGGGACGGATGGTGTACATACTAGTTCTACTGAAATACAGTTCTGGTTTGATGTTGGAAGTGTAAATCTGGGAAGAATCCCTACTGGTGTACAACAATCAGGTACATTCGACATAGCACAAGTTCAACTTGAAGAAGGTTCAGTTGCTACCCCATTCGAACAAAGACCTATGGGATTAGAGTTGAGTTTATGTCAGAGATATGCTAAAATAATGTATGTAGGCGTACAAAATCAAGCATCAACTGTGAGTGGGCAGGTTACAGTTCAAAATATGTCTTTTCCAGATATGAGAGTAGTTCCTACAGTAACAAATATGAGTGCTGCATACGTAGGTTCAATAAATAATTCTAATTTTATAGTTCAAAATAACAGAATACAATACGAATTTCATTATGGTTCAATAAATGCCCTAGGTAGTGGGGCAAGAGCAGACTTATTAAGTGCAGAATTATGAGGAGATATAAATGTATAAATTAATAGGAACAAAATCAGTAAAAAGATTAACAGATGGAGTTTGTATTCCATTTGCTAATGGAAATTACCTAAGCTAAATGGAAGAAAGAATATGGTACTATTACTAAAATATAAGGAGAATATAATGATAAATA